AGCGTCTAGACCATGAATAGCTTTAAGGTCTTGAGCTAATTCTAAGCTGTATTCAGCTTTTAATGCTCTTGACTTAGCAGTCACAGTTGCTTTCTCAATAGTGAAACCCATTTCTCTGAATGATGATTCTCCAGCAGAACCTAATTTCTCAGCTTCTTGTGTGCTCATACCACCAGCTGCAAGAGCTGTAAGTCTGTCGTCGTCTATTGTACCAATATTTGCAGCAGCTGTTACGCCAGCTTGTGAGTCTCTTAAACCTGATACGTTATCAGAATCATGAGTGCCACCACTGTCTCCAGAAAAGCGTGTTTCAGCTTCGTTGAATAATGCTTCTCTATTTGATGTTGAACCACCACCGTATCTTGACTTCATTGCGAAGATAAGACCAGTTGGACCTGACATTGGTTGTACACCACAGATGTCATATGCCATTAAGTTAGGCATAGCACGTCTTACTAGTGCAATTAATACTGGATTCCAGTTTGCTACTGAACCTGTAGCATTTCCTGGAGCTGCTTCTGTAATCATTCCTTCTTCTCTAAGTGCGATTTCCTGATTCTCAAGTACTGCAGCTGTTACAGCTTTTTTATGATGATCCGCAATAGTACCAGCTGACTCTTCGTTCAGTACTGGTGCCCATTTTTCGATCAATCTATCGTATGATTGTGTCATTTAAGACTCCCTATTTATTTTGTTGCAGTTTTCTTTATTGCTTTAAGATATTGATCCATTGAACCTGTTGATTCCACTAGTGGAGCATCATCATCTTCAACAATCTCATCTTGGGTTTTAGTTGTTTTAGCAAAATATGATTCTTTTAACTGAGATACTTTTTGTGCAAAAGTTTCTTCGTCATCAAAATCAACGTTTTCTGCTAAATCTTTTAGCTTTTCAACTTGAGTTTCTGCTAAATCTTTAGTTGCCTCTCTAATGATAGACTCCCTTTTATATAGCTCTAACTCTTCAGCCATGTGAATAGACTTTTCAGTTGATTCATTGAGTTTTGCCTCAAGCTCATCAACGTTGTCTGCGAGTTCGTCAACAATGTCAACTTTATCCTCTGGCACCTGAATGTGAGATTCAGTAAATAAGTCTTTTAACTTATTCATGAAGTCTTCAGCAATTTCAGTTCTTAAACCATTTTGGATTGCTAACTTGTTTTCTTCCATCCAGCCTTCAACTACGTAATTAAGGTAGCTGTCTACTTTTTCCACAAGTTCCTGTTTAGTACTTTCAATTTCTTCTGAAAGTTCTTCGTTGTACTTCTCTTCTAGTCTATCAATCTCTACATTTATTTTTGTATTAATTGCAGCTTCGAAAATAGTCTCTGCTTTTTGCTTAAATGCATCAGACAGTGTAGCTTCTTCGTTAACAAGTGCTTTAAGATCGTCTTTGAAATCTACTTCTACGTTTACAGCAGGTTTAATTTCTTCTTCAGCAAGTTCAGCGTCATCACTTACATAATTTTCGCCTTTAAACATGGCAGATAAATCTGCTTTATTCATTCCTTGCATTTTGCCAACCATACCAGCTATTAAAGCGGCTTTAGTTTTTGGCATTGGATCTTGTTTAGTGTTGTCACCTTTACGCTTTGGAGCGCTACCAGTGGCTTCACCTGCCTTGTCGACAGCAACTATTGACTGTGCTTCAGCATTTTTAGGATCGTGAGCTTCCATGACTTCGTTCTCGTCTTCATGGAGTTCAATGTCATGATCTTCTTGATTTATATCAGTCATATTTGACTCCTTATTTTGATTTTAATAACGAGAGGAAATTCTTAAACTCACGTACTTGTGTCTCATAGAGATCAGCGCGTGGAGCCTTTTTAATTTCAGTCTCCATTCTTTCAATTGTTTGTGCTTCTATAATGCCGTTATTCCAAACCCATTCAACCCCTTCCATTATCCCATTAACAAAAGCGCTAGGAGCGGATGGATCTTGCACGATATCTACCGCGTTTAGAATATAATCGTCATTGACGACTGCGACGCCATTACGCTGGCTCAAACTTCCCATACCACGAGTCGATACACCAAATTGAACTTCGCCATCGAGTAAGCCTTTAACAACTTCTCCCATAGGGGTGTTCAGTATCGATGCTTTGCCCACAATATCATTACCCTGAAATTTTAATTCAGTGATCTTGTGGGAAACCTTATCTAAGTTAACAGTTGGTCCTTCCGGATGATTTAACTCTCCAACTGCTCTGCCTTTAGTAACCTGATCGTTATTATATTTACCAAGTGCTTTTTCCATCACTGGCATTGGATATATACGTCCGTTACGATTCTTTGTTTCTGCTTGCGCAAATACACCTTCAATAGCATAATTTTTTTTACCAGTCTTTTTATCTTCAGTAATTAAAAATTCTATTTTATTTTCTGCATATTCTGATATTAATTTCATATTAACCTCTTGGGTATGCTATTTTAGTAAAATGCGTTGTTGTAGTTGCTGCGTGTATTTCATCGCCTGCAGCTTTATGTAATACAAAAGCTTGGTTTTCGTGTACTTGCATTGTAGCGGCAGTTGTAACATTAGTAATTAAATCATCTGCAGTTGCACAAACGTAAACTGTTTGGGCATTACTTACAGTGGTTTTATTGGAGTTACCGTTTGCAGTAACTTTTGCAGCTAAAGGTCTTATTTCCATTACTTCATTCCTTTGTATTGTTTCATAAATTCCAATGCAGATTTCTCAGCTTCACGCTGAGAATTATAAGCATCTAATCTATCGCCATCAATATAAACAACAAATTTATTTTTTTCATTATTAATTTTAACAGGTATGCGATTAATCTTTTTATCAAAGACTACTTTGCCTATAGGCTTTCTTCCTGTTAATTCTCTTAATTGTAAAAAAGTTTTCATGTTAATTATATTTATACGTTTTCAGTTTTAGACCGAATTTTCATCTTCTGATTCTTCTTCATCGTCATCTTCTTCTGATTCTTCTACATCATTTTCAAGCTCTTCAAGCTCTTCCGTATCAATCTCTAAATCTTCTTCTTCTTCCTCTTCAGCTCCATTATAAACTTGATCAGCCATCTTAATTTTTTCTTGATCTAATAGGTCAGACATTTTAATAGTCATGACTTCACCAAATGTTTTATTAGCGTTATTATAATCTTTGTCCAAAGCAGCTTTTATCAAATCTTGAATATGATTTCTGTTATCATCTAATTCTGCGTTTTCAACGTTTTCGACATTATCCATTATATTTCTCCTTGGTCATTGTCTGGTTCTTGCGCCTGCATGGCAGCAATTTCTTTATCCATATTCTTAATAGTATCGTCATCCATTAAAAGAATATTCTTTTGTACCCATTGTTTAGAGAAATATTCTCCAACATATTGAGATACCTGATCTAAACTTTGTATTTTCTCTCTTAATAGCTCCGCTTCTTTTAATTCAGTAAAGTGATTGTCTCTAGAATAATCAATAGTTAACTTATTTTTCCAAGTGTTCCAATCATCTTCAGTAATAATATTCTTTATTATTAATTGCTTCTTTAAAATATCATAGAACATATTTGCAAATCTATTTCTTAATCTGTCTATAAATTTTTGAAACTTAAGTTCGTCTCTACTTATTTCAGTAGCCCTACCTAATGAAAACTGTTGTTCTTGTTCTAATCTATTCATTGGTACATTAAGTGATCTATATAATCTCTTTTGAAAATATATAATGTCTTCAATTTGTCCTAAGTTTTCTCCACCAGGCAGAGTTGATATCTCAGTACCTCTTCCACCTTCTCTCCTTGGTAGCCAAAAATCTTCGAGCATTGACATGTGTTTACGATCATCACGTATTTCACCAGTTTTTGCATCATACACTAATTTGTTACGATACTTAGACATTATATCTTTCATATATTGTTCGGCTTTACCACGAGGCAAATTACCTACATCAATATAAAACATTCTTCTTTCAGGAGCTCGAGCTAATCTATAAATTACTAATGAGTCTTCCATCATTCTTAATTGCGTTATAGGCTTAAGCGCCTTATGCAAAAATGAAACTACTTTTTTACGTGTTTCGTCTAACAATCCAGAAGTAATATAACTTACTGAATCAAGTGTCATCTTTACGCCTGCATTCTGAGAACCAGGTTTTTCTTGGAAAATATAAAACTCATCTACTTTTTCTATAAGTTTTGCACCAGTAAGAGGATCTTTTTTGCTTTTAACCTGCTTTACTTTTCTCATCTTTGCAGCATCCATGTATCTTATTTCTTGAATGCCTGCAGCCAAATTAGATTCATCAACTACTAAGTGATGATATAATCTTCCGTCAATGTACCATCTTCTAAAGATATCGTGACCGAGCTCTTTAAAATTTAACATATTATATATGTGTTCAAATTCTTCAGTGATTTGCTTTTTAATAGATGAGCTTACTGGTATACTATCTAAATTAATTGAAACAGCTGGAGTCACCCCATTTGCTGTAATAGATTCGCTTATAATGTCCTCAATCGCTGCATCAGTTTCTGGATGCATAGCACTACCTCTATATTTCAATATAAGTTGTGCATTATCTTTTGAATCATCTCCGTCCATATTAATGTAATGACCATAATGCGCTCCAGCAGATGTTGCTGTAACGTATCCAGAGCCATCATCGTCTCTTGGCGGAACAGGTGAAGCAAGAGTCTTTTTATCTTTAGCTCTTGTTATCTCAAAACCGAATAATTTAATTGTATTTTCTGCCATTTAGAA